TTTTTGGGGGGTGCGGGCTTGTAATTAGACAACCCCGGAATTGGCAGAGCGGATTTTTGGAGGGGCCTTTGTGACCATGACGCGGGCCGCTCTCAGACCCCGTCATCGCCTCACGTACACGGATCCTTTTTTCTTGTCTTATTGTCTAATTGTCTAATTACAAGCTGAAAATCATCGTGACACACTACCGGATAGTGTCTTTTGGCCGTTTTGCAATTAGACAAGCAATTAGACGGTAGTGTGTCCCTTGTCTAATTGCATGGGGGACACTAGCCGGTAGTGTCCCTGCCTGGGCGCACACGGCCGAAAACCGGGGACACACTATCCGGTAGTGTGTCACGATGATTTTGTAACACCGGCAGCCATGGCGGCGCGATGAGTGCTGCGCGTGCGCAGCCCCCGGACACACTATCCGCTAGTGTCACACTACCGGGTAGTGTCCTTCGCGTGCTTGGCCACCCAGAACCGGCCGGGGCCCGGCTCCTTGAACTGGTTGGGGTAGCGGAACCCGCCCGAGCGCGCGGCCGCGTAGATGGCCGGGGTCTTGAGCGTTGCACCCGCACGCACGCCGGTGTAACCGGGGCGCGTGGCCGTCTGGGGGATGCGGGCACGGATGACCGCATCGAAGTCGAGCGCATCGGGCTGAGTGCGACGCCCGCTTGCGGGCATGGTGCCCGCGGTCACGCGATACACGGTGGGCATGTTGCCTCCTTCGTAAACCTACTGGGAAGGCCCCCGTAGGGGCCAACCCGCTAGGCTCACTCCTCGTCGGCGCCGTCGGTCTTCACGTTGGCCAGGATGCGCTTGGCGTGGTAGATGGAGACCTGCTGGTTGAGCAGCTCCAGCAGCTCGCGGTTGCGCACGCTCACGTTGGCGTCCTTCACCATGCCTTCCACGCGCTTGATGAACTTGTCGAAGGCCTCGGACACGTCGAACACGGAGACGACCTTCTCCTCGGGCTTGGCCTCCTCCCAGGGCAGGGCCATGAGGCGCTCCCGCAGGGCGGCACGGTCCTCGGCCTTCATGGCCTTGGCGCGCTCGGAGTCGAACCCGAACTTGTCCTTGCCCTTGGGGATGAACATCGGGGTGTTCGTCTCGAACCACGCCCGCAGCGAGGCGCGGCGCATGCCCTTGCCGATGGCTTCCACGAGCTCGTTGGCGGGGGTCACGTTGCCGTGATCGACGGCGTGCAGGGCCGCCTCGACCGCGACGGTCTGCACGTCCTTCGTCAGCTTGGCCGCGGCCTTGCCGATGCGACCGATGGCCTGCATGAGTTGCTTGATGTCCATGTGGTGTACTCCAGTGAATGATTGAGGGGACTCGGGCACCGCCCGACAATGCGCACCCCGTGATTGCGAGTGCGCATTAGCTGATGGTGCAGGGATACTTGCGCCTCCCGAGGCGCGACGGTCAGTTGCTTGGTCGGAACCGTCAATCCGCGATATGGAACGTTTTTGTGGGAACTCCGGGAACACGGCGCGGCCCGCGGGATTGCGGGTTATCCGTGTGCGGAAACCATCCTGCTGGGCAGGTTGTGGCATGAGACCCGGCCCACCATGACGTGTTGGCGTGTCACTATCCACGGGGCCTCAGAGTCCCATGAACCCCCGCACTGGGAGCCCATGGGGGTACCTACTCGCACCCCCCGGCTATTCGCGTCGTGCGCTGGACGCCGGGTCTCTCCACTGTCGGCGGGCTTGCTACCGTTAGGAGCTGCCCTGACACCTAGGGCGGCCCTGCTACCCGACCCCCGGGGTGGCCCCACCCCCCACCCGCCCACGCCCCCTGCCTGACGGCGCGCTCCCACAGCGACCCGACCCCCACGACATACACACGTTGCCATGCACGTGCTAACATCCCAGGCGCACAAGGAGCTACTGATGCGCGCACGATGGGACTTCTGGGACGCCACAGCCAACCTCATGGCGCTGTTCGCCCTGTGGGCGTTCTGCATCTTCGCGATCGGGGCGGCTCTGAGGGTCGCTGTCTGGCTGTTCTGCCTCGGATACGGCTGCTGAAAGCCCGCCGATGAAGCGCCACAACATGTTCTTGCCCGACGAACTGGTCGCCGAGGCCCGGAAACTCGCCCAGAAACGGGGGGTTCCGCTCGCTGACGTGGTAAGAACCGCCCTGGAGAAGTACCTGATGGCCGTCAGGAAGGCTGCGGAGGCGAAAAATGGGCCCCAGTGACGACGAAATCGACGATTCACCCCTCGAACCGGACTTTCGGCCGGTTTCATTGCCCCCGGTACCCCCTGAAATGCTCTTCTACCTCGCCCTTGGGCGCGAAGACGAGCTCGTGGTGGCATCCAGGTACGGGTTTTCGGTCGAGGACTACCAGCGGCTGAGCCAATTGCGCCCTTTCCAGGTCGCTCTGGCTGCGCAACGGGCCCAGTTGGACAAGGACGGCATCACTTTCCAGGTCATGGCCGCCATGCAGGCCGCGGAGCTGCGCGACAAGACGTGGATCCAGGCCATGGGGCCCGAAGTGAGCCTTCCGCAGCGCCTGGAGGCCCTGAAGACCTTCGCCAAGCTCGGCAACCTCGAACCCAAGGAGGTCAAGGGCCCGGCCGGTGCGGGCACTGGCTTCTCGATCCAGATCAACCTGGGCGACAAGAGCATCAGCATGACCAACGGGCCGCGCCCCATCCAGGCCGTGCAGGACGTCAACGTGCTGGAGGCCGAGTGAGGGAAGACTTCGTCCACGTCGTGCCGCTGAACGACCTGCGCGAGCATGAGGTCAGTGTCGGCTGCTGGTGCCACCCGACACCACTGGAGGACGACCCGTCGGTCTACGTCCACCACAGCCTGGATGGGCGCGAGAAGTACGAGAGCGGGGAGCTGCGGCTGCAATGAGCGTCTACGACCCGACCAGGACCCAGCGCGCGTTCATGCTCGATGAGGCCTACGTGCGCGTACTGGCCGGCCCCGTGGGCGGTGGCAAGTCGGTGACCTGTGTGCACGAGCTCGTGCGCCTTGCCTGCGGGCAGGCCCCGAACAAGAACGGGGTGAGGAAGACCCGGGCTGTCATCGTGCGAAACACCGCCGACCAGTTGGCGCTGACCACCAGGAAGACCGTCTTCGACTGGCTGCCCCCGGGCGAGGCCGGGGTGTGGAAGGCCGTGGAGAAGACCTTCACGCTGATGGCCACGCTGCCAGACGGCACCCGGGTGGAGTCGGAGTGGCTGTTCATCGCGCTGGACACCCCGGACGACGTGCGAAAGGCGCTGTCGCTGGAGACCACGTTCCTGTGGGGCAACGAGGCGCGCGAGCTGCACAGCGAGGTCGTGGACGGCCTGCTGGGGCGCCTGAACCGATACCCCTCGATGAAGGACGGCGGGCCCACCCGGAGCTGCGCGCTCTTCGACACCAACATGCCCGATGAGGACACGTGGTGGCACGACAAGATGGAGAACCCGCCTAGCAACTGGGCGGTCTACAAGCAGCCGGCTGCCATCCTCAAGCCCGAGCGCTACGTCGAGCTCTACGGCGAGGAGCCCGAGGAGGTCTTCGAGGACAAGGACCTCAACGAGTGGGCGGTCAACCCCGAGTGCGACAACTACGACCACCTGCCCAAGGCCTACTACCCCAACCTGATCCCGGGCAAGACCGAGGACTGGCTGCGCGTGTACCTGCGCTCGGAGTACGGCCGGTCCCTGTCCGGCACGCCGGTCTACGAGAAGACCTTCACGTACGACTTCCACGTGAGCGAGACGCCGCTGAAGTACATCCGCGGGGAGTCATACCCCATCGTGATCGGCGTGGACTTCGGCCGCACGCCCGCAGCGGTGTTCAAGCAGCGCGACCCGCGTGGGCGCGTGCTGACCCTGGGGGAGATAACCGCGGAGAACATGGGCATCGAGACGTTCATCAGCACGCGGCTCAACCCCTTCATCGCCAACAACTTTGCTGGCGGCTCGTTCGTGTGCGCCCCGGACCCGGCCGGCTTCGCCAAGCAGCAGATGAACGAGATGAGCCTCGTCGACGTGCTGAAGAAGGCCGGCTTCAAGTGCGTGCGCCCACCCACCAACGACCCCGAGCGGCGCATCCAGGCCGTCGAACGCTTGCTCGTTCAACAGTTGGAGGGCAAGGCGATGTACCTCATCGACCCCTCGTGCGAGACGCTGATCCGGGGTTTTCGCTACGGCTACCGGTACAAGATCAAGAAGAACGGTGAGCTGGAGGACCGCCCGGACAAGAACTCGTTCTCCCACGTGCACGACGCCAACCAGTACGCCGACAGCGTCATCGACATGAACGTGAGAGGGGTGGCCCTGCAGTCCGGCCGGCGCGAAGTCAAGAAGGTCGAGCGGGTTTACTGAGGAACTTGTTGACGGGGCCTTCCGGCCCGTGATAGGAAGTGCTAACATCGCGCCAGGTGCACTTCTGGGGTGGGTACTGCTATGGCCGACGTTGTGTTCAAGGACGGTAGCGGCTACCGTAAGCCCGACGTCAAGTACGTCGACATGGGCGATGGCACCTTCGCCGAGGTCGTCTCGGTCGTCGGTGGCGGAGGTGGCGGCGGCGGTGCTTCGGGCAGCGTCACGGCGGCTGGTGTCAATGGCACGTCTGCTCAGGCCGTCCAGGGCATCGACAACGGCGTGCCGATCTCCGCGTACACCAAGAACATCACGACCAAGTTCCGTGACGCCTTCGAGGTCTACACCCCCGGCAGCAAGTGGACGGAAACCAAGGCCTCAGGCGATCTGGTCTACGTCGATGGCAACGCTGCCGGCGCGAGCTACCTCGTCATCTCCAAGGACCCGCTGAGCGCGGGCACCGAGAGCCGCCTTGAGTCGATCCTGGCCTTCAGCCTGCCCGTCGAGGTGGCCATCGGCCTGTCGATGTCGCAGCGCACGCTGGGGCAGGAGTTCGCGGTCGAGGTGGTGGACAACGGAACGCCCCTGGCGGCGTTCTCCGACCTTGCGATCAGCAGCATCTCCCAGGCTACGACCACCCTGACGGTGGATACGGTGCTGCCCCACGGCCTGAGCGTGGGCCGCTGCATCGGCATCCGGGACTGCTCCAACCCGCTGGCCAACTATCCGTCGCTGGTCGTGGCTTCGACCCCGACGCCCACGCAGTTCACGGCCACGGCCGGTCCGGGCGGCACGATCGCCTCGCAGACCATCACCAACCCGACCGGCGCCAAGGGATTCGTCTACCAGCGCGAGCGCCTCGGCCGGGCCAACAACGGCGTCTCGATGATCTTCGAGAACGCGACCGTCACCAACGCCAGCGCGTACATCCGGTCCGAGTCTGGCGACGGCCTGCCCAGCGGCGCCATCGCCGGCAACCAGTCGCTCACCTTCGGCACCACCGCCCCGATCGCCCTGGTCAGCGCCGCCTACCAGTACGCTTGGTCGCCCACAACCGAGTTCAAGCTGCTGGTGCAGACCGACCGCTCGCAGTGGGCTGACGCTCCCGTCGACACCACTGCCGCCATGACGAGCCGCCTGGCGCGCAGTCAGGTGTGCCCCGACCCGGACGCCGAGTACGAGCTTCGCCTGCGCGCGGTCAACAACAAGTCCCTCACGGTGCCGAACGCGCAGATCGTGTCGGCGACCAAGACCGGCACCACCACCGCGACCGTCGTCACGGCCACCCCCCACGGTCTGGCTGCTGCAGACCCGGTGGTGATCTACGGGATCCGGGATCAGGCGGCGGCGAGCTTCCCGAACCTTCTGACAGCCACGGCGGTCGCGTCGGTGGTTGACGCCACGACCTTCACCATCGTGATCGGCACGGCCTCGACCGTGACCTCCTACGGCGGCTACGTCGCCAAGGTGCAGGGTGGCAACCTGATGTCCGCGCTGGGCGCGGTCGCTCAGGTGATTCAGTCGGCAGTTCTTTCGACGCTTACCGATGGCACCCGGCAACTGGTGCTGACCGGCTCTGCGGCCTGGGGTGGGCTGAGCATCGGCGATCTGGTCAACGTGGTCGGCTGCCGCGACAACACCGCGGGCGCCACGGTCGGAGTGGACGGCGCGTGGAAGGTTGCCAACATCGTCTCCACCGCGCTGACGCTGGTGCTGCCGTACTCGGGCAGCATGACACTGCCGGCAGATTTCGGCTCCGTGAACTGCGGTGGCGCGGTCATCAAGCGCACGGACCTGCGGGTGAGCTTCGTGCGGGTGTTCGACTACGAGCGCCAGCGCGTCGAGGTTCTATCCCGTCCAGCGTCCGACATCGCGGCCTCGCTCCCGGTGGCGGTCAACAACACGCCGGCGGTCACCGTGTCGAGCGGCACCGTCACCACCGTCAGCACGGTCACCACTGTCACGGGCGTGACCACGGTCTCCGCAGTCACGGCGGCCAACCTGGGCATCCCCGGCATCATTGCCGACGTGGCCTCGGCCGCGCTGACGTCGACCGCGACGACCGCGGCCTTCACACCCACTTTCGGCACGGCCTACTCGGTGAGCATCCCGGTGACTGCCGTGACCGGCACGACCCCGACGCTCGATGTGAGCATCGAGGAGAGCGACGATTCGGGCACCAACTGGTTCCGCGTCTACGACTTCCCGCGCATCACCGCGACCGGCATGTACCGCTCGCCGATCATCCGCATGACCGGCAACCGAGTGCGCTACGTGCAGACCGTGAGCGGCACGACGCCCAGCTTCACGCGGGCCATCAACCGCCTGCAGTCGAGCAGCAACAGCGAGCCGGTGCGGCAACTGATCGACCGCAGCGTGGTGCTCACCACGCTCAACAGCACGACCCCCAGCCTGGATGCGCGCGATGCGGGCAACCGGGTGCAGATGGTCGTGAACGTCGGCGCCATCACCACGACCGCGCCGGCCCTGCAGCTCGAAGGCTCGGACGACAACGGCGCCTCGTGGTACGCGATCGGCTCGCCGCTCACCGCGGTGGCCAGCTCCACGGTGCAGCTCACGGCGGTGGACATCAACTCGGCGCTGATCCGGGCCCGGGTGTCGACGGCGGGCGTCGGCGTGACGGCCGGCTACGTGATGATCAAGGCGCACGACTGATCTGGAGGGGCAGATGCTGACCAAGACCGGAGAGGTGTTCTTCCGAGACCCCGACGGGGTCCTGTGGCTGGCCGAGTCCTTCACGGACGAAGCTGGCCACGTGACCACGCAGCAGACCGAGGTCTCGCAGGACAGCGGCAGCGAACAGGCAGTGCAGCCGACGCTGCTGCCCGACTGAAGCGCCAAGGAGTAAGGCATGCAGCCTCTCGGGATCAGCGTGGGCGGCATCCTCCCGGCCCTGTCTGCCAGCGCCATCGCCGAGCAGGAACGCAAGGCGGCTGAGGTCGCACAGGCCCAGCCCCTCATCAGGGGTCTGGCGAGTCACGTCCGTCAGTGCTGGACCGAGGCCCGCAAGGCCAAGGAGCAGACCGTCGAGCCGCGCATGTTCAAGGCGGTTCGCGCCCGGCGCGGGGAGTACGACCCCGACATCCTGACCAAGATCCGCGAGCAGGGCGGCTCCGAGATCTACATGATGCTCATGAGCAACAAGTGCCGCGGCGCTTCGAGCTGGCTGCGCGACGTCATGCTCGGTCAGGGCAGCGAGAAGCCCTGGACGCTGCGGCCCACGCCGTCGCCGGAGCTGCCGCCGGAGCTGATGGAGGAGCTGCGCCAGCACGCGGTCCAGCAGGTCGCCATGGTCATCCAGACCACGGGGCAGGCCCTGCCGCCCATCCAGTTGCGGCGCTACCTCAACGAGCTGCGCGAGGAGTACGTCTACAACCTGCAGGAGCAGGCGAAGTACAACACGCGCCGCATGGAAGACAAGATGGAGGACCAGCTCATCGAGGGCGGGTTCCTCAACGCCATCGACGCCTTCATCGACGACCTCACGACGTTCCCCTGCGCGTTCCTGAAGGGCCCGATCATCCGTCGCAAGCCGCGCCTGAAGTGGAACGCGGCGCTGACCGGCGGCTACCAGCTCTCGGTCGTGGACGACCTCGTGATGGAGTGGGAGCGCGTCGACCCGTTCATGGTGTACCCCAGCCCGGCCTCCACGGGCATTCAGGACGGCTACCTCATCGAGCGCCACAAGCTGCGCCAAGCCGACCTGGAGGCGCTGATCGGCGTCGAGGGCTACGACGACGAGGCCATCCGCATGGTGATCGAGGCCTATGGCCGCGGCGGCCTGCAGGAGTGGCTCATCGTCGACTCGACCAAGGCGCAGGCCGAGGGCCGGTCCACGACCGCGGTCATGCAGAACTCCGAGCACCTGATCGACGCGCTCCAGTTCTGGGGCATGGTCTCTGGCCAGATGCTGCGCGACTGGGGCCTGTCCGAGGCCGACGTGCCCGACATCGCCAAGCAGTACCCCTGCGAGGCGTGGCTCATCGGCGACAAGGTCATCAAGGCGTCGCTGAACTTCGACCCGCTGGGGCGCAAGCCGTACTACAAGGCGTCCTACGAGGACGTGCCGGGCACCTTCTGGGGCAACTCGGTCTACGACCTCATCAAGGACTGCCAGGAGATGTGCAACTCGGCAGCCCGGGCCCTGGCCAACAACATGGGCATCAGCTCGGGGCCCCAGGTCTGGGTCAACGTCGATCGCATCCCCGCGGGCGAGGACATCACGAACCTGTACCCGTGGAAGATCCATCAGGTCACGAGCGATCCGATGGGCTCCTCGGCCGCGCCGGTGGGCTTCTTCCAGCCCAACTCGAACGCCCAGGAGCTGATGGCGGTCTACGAGAAGTTCTCCATCCTGGCCGACGAGTACTCGGGCGTGCCGCGCTACATGACGGGCAGCTCGCCAACCGGCGGAGCAGGGCGCACGGCGTCCGGCATGAGCATGCTCATGAACAACGCCAACAAGTCGATCAAGCAGGTGGTGGCCAACATCGACCGCGCCATGACCGAGCTGCTGGAGCGCTTGTACTTCCACAACATGAAGTACAGCGAGGACCCCGAGCTCAAGGGTGACGTCAACATCATGGCGCGCGGCGTCTCCAGCGTGCTGGCCAAGGAAGCCGCCCAGGTGCGGCGCAACGAGTTCCTGGCGGCCACCGCCAACCCGATCGACATGCAGATCATGGGCCTCGATGGCCGGGCCACGCTGCTGCGCGAGACCGCCAAGCAGCTCGACGTGAACCCCGACGACGTGGTGCCTCCCCCGCAGCGTCTGCGCGTGCAGCAGCAGATCCAGCAGATGATGCAGCAGGGCATGCCGCCCGCCGCCAGCCCCGCGATCGGCGGCCCCGCCGAAAAGCCCGGCGGCCAGGAGCTGATGGATGGTGCCCCTGTGACGGACAACTTCGAGCCCACGGGGGCTTGACGTTAGTACCTACTTCGGATACAACCGCGACTGTTAGGAGCTGAACCCATGAAGCGCAAACTGCAAGAGCACGCGAACGAAGAGGCCAAGGCCCTCCGGCGCGGTGGCGCGTCCAAGCAGCTCATGGCCGAAGAGCGCGAGGAGTACGCCAAGAAGGGCGTGAAGTTCGCTTCGGGTGGGTCCGTCAAGGCCCGCATGACCGCCAAGTCGCACGGAAAGGCCTGCCGATGAAGTCGCTCATGAAGGCCAAGAAGGTCGGCCGCTTCGCCGATGGCGGCGAGGTCACCACGATGACCGACGGCACCGAGGTGGTCAACGACATGAGCCCGAAGACCTCGGGCGAGAGCCCTGCGGCTCCGACGTCGTCTCCCGAGCCCAGCTCGTTCAAGGAGGCCTTCGCCTCGGCGCGCAAGGGCGGCGCCAAGACCTTCGAGTGGAAGGGCAAGAAGTACACGACCGAGATGGCCTCGTCCAAGCCGGCGGCCCCCAAGCCTTCGCGCTCGCTGTCGCAGGGGCTGGGCGAGAAGTACGCCGCCGTGGACCGGGCCTACCGAAACATGCCTGCCGAGACGAGCCCGAGCGCTCGCGAGGCACTTACGAAGATGCGCGACTCCAGCCGCGCCGCCTACGAGAAGGCGGCCGAGTCGGAGCGCACCGGCAAGTCCGTGGTGAAACTGGCCTCCGGCGGCTTGGTCCGCCTGGGCAAGCTGAAGTCGCACGGCAAGGCCTGCTGAAGTGCTTACCCGGCCGGACGCTCACCAGTACCAAGCACTGGCGCGGCTGGCCCGCAACCCTGATGGAGAGGTGCTCCTGGCGCTGCTGGACACCGAACTCCGAAGGCTGCAACTGAACCTGCTGGATTCGTCCGGCGACGTGACCTCGAAGCTGCAAGGACGAGCTTCCGAGGTGTACGAGCTGATCGAGCTGCTGCGGGGTGCCCCCGCAGTGGCCGAGAAGTCCCGACAGCCCAAGGCCTAAAGCCCGGCGTCGGTTTTCAACTTGCCCAAGCCCCTACCTTGCGGGGCCGGCGACGGAGTATTCATGGCATTGCCGAAACAGGTCCAGGCGCAGGCCGATGCGCTACAGCAGTACGAGCGACAACTTGAGGAGGCGCGCGGCGCCGAACCCAAGCCGCCCGACAACTCGGAAACCCCGCCCAAGGACCCGCAAGGAAATGCCCCGGCACCAGCCCCGGCACCTGCGCCGGCTGATCCGCCGAAGCCGACTGATGACGACAGCAACACGTGGCGCCAGCGCTACCTGTCGCTGCAGGGTCAGTACAACAGCCAAGTGCCTGCTCTACAGCAGCAGGTGCACACGCTGACGGAGTCGGTGGCGCAGCTCACGCAGCAGTTGAAGGCGAAGGAGGCCCCGGCCCCCCAGCCCGCACCTGAAGCCGATCTGGTGACCAAGAAGGACGTTGACGCTTTTGGTGAGGACTTGGTGGACCTCGCTCGCCGCATAGCCAAAGAGGAGTTCGGCAAGCGCGAGTCGAAGTACATCGAGCGAATCGAGGCGCTGCAGGGGCAGCTCGCCGAAGCCAAGGGTCAGGTCGGTGAAGTCGTGGAGTCCACGGCCAAGACGGCGAACGAACGCTTCTTCGAGGCGCTCGATGCTCGCCTTCCGGGCTGGGACAGAGTGCAGGCAACGGCCGAATGCCAGGAATGGCTCGGCAACCGGATCCCAGGGACCACGGTGACGTGGGACATGGCGCTGAAGGACGCAGCCAGCCGCCGCGACGTGAAGACGGTTCTCGAAGTCTTCGAGAACTTCTTCAGCAAGCACCCGACGCTGAACCCGAGCGCTCCGGCGCCGGAGCCGGCCCCGGCACCCGCCAAGCAAGAGCTTCAACGTCAAGTCGCGCCGAGCAAGTCGAGCGCCTCTGCCCCCACTGCGAACACCAAGCGCACCTACACGGGTGCCGAGTATCAGGTCGAGAGCAATCGCCTGATGCGGCTGATGCAGAAGGGGGCATTGGACGAGGCCAATCGGCTCGAAGCAGAGCTGAACGCTGCTCTCGTGGAGGGACGGGTTACGCCGTAAGTCCCCGGGGGTGGTGAGTTGAAAACCGTGAACCAGGAGCTTTTGCCATGTCCACCATCACCCCCGCCGCCGCCTATGCCGTCCAGTCGCCGTTCAATACGAGCCCGTCGTACTCCGGCACCTTCATCCCGGCCATCTGGTCGTCCAAGCTGAACGTCAAGTTCTACGCGAACACGACCTTCGGCGATGTCTCCAACACCAACTGGGAAGGCGACATCAAGAACATGGGCGACAAGGTCATCATCAACAACATCCCGACGATCAGCATCAACACCTACACGGTGGGCCAGTCGCTGTCGTACGAGGTGCCGACGCCCAACACGATCGAGCTGCAGATCGACAAGGGCTTCTACTTCGGCGTGAACGTCTCGGACGTGCTGGAGTACCAGTCCCAGCCGAACCTGATGGACATGTTCACCACGGACGCGGCCAACCAGATGAAGATCAAGGTCGACACCGACTGCTTCCTGGGGACGTTCAGCGACGCGGCTGCGGCCAACGTCGGCGCGACCGCCGGCGCTCTGTCGGGCCAGTACAACCTGGGCACCGACGCCTCGCCGCTGGACTACGCCGCGGCCTCGAACGCGCCGCAGATCCTGAACACGATCGTGTCCATGGGGAACATCCTGGACGAGCAGAACGTGCCGGAGAGCGACCGCTTCCTGGTCCTGACGCCCTACGAGCGCCAGCTCCTGATGCAGTCCCCCCTGGCCCAGGCGTACGTCACCGGTGACAGCCAGTCGATCCTGCGCAACGGCAAGATCGGGCGCATCGACCGCTTCGACATCTACGTGTCGAACCTGCTGCCGAAGGCCGCCGCCAACCAGAACTACACGGGCGGCGCGGACGCCGGCAAGATCAAGCGGCACGTGATGATCGCCGGCCACAAGTCGGCCATGACGTTCGCCAGCCAGATCAACAAGGTCGAGAGCCTGCCCAACCCGAACGACTTCGGGACCCTGGTGCGCGGCCTGATGATCTACGGTCGCAAGACCGTGAAGCCGGAAGCTCTGACCTACGCGGTCGTCAAGGGCTGACGCAGTAGCTGATGCAGGGGCCCTTCGGGGCCCCTGTGTTAGCATGTGAGTAAGTCCTAACGCAGTCAGGAGTCTTCAATGGCTGTCACCACAGTGGCGTCGTTGCTCAACCGCGCCGCCGTCGTCCTTCAGGACCCGACGAACATCCGTTGGCCCCAGAGTGAACTGCTGGACTGGCTGAACGACGGGCAGCGCGAGATCGCGCTCTTCAAGCCCAACGTCTTCGTCAAGAACATCCCGGTGCAGCTCGTGGCCGGCACCAAGCAGGCGCTGCCGGCCGATGGCGTGTCGCTCATCGACGTGGTGCGCAACATGGGCACCAACGGCTCGACGCCGGGCGACGCCATCCGCGTGGTCACGCGCGAGATCCTGGACGCCCAGATCAAGAACTGGCACAGCTCGACGGCCAGCGCGACCGCCAAGCACTACGTCTACACGCCGCTGGACCCCAAGACGTTCTACGTCTACCCGCCGCAGCCGTCCACCGGCATGAATCAGGTGGAGATCATCTACGTGGCTTCGCCGACGGACGCGACGCTGGTGAGCACGATCACCATCGACGACATCTACATGACGGCGCTTCTGAACTACATCCTGTTCCGGGCCTACACCAAGGACGCCGAGTACGCGAACAACGCACAGCTCGCCACGGCGTACTACACGCAGTTCCAGGCCATCATGCAGGGCAAGACGGCGTCGGAGGTTGCCTCCAACCCGAACGCCTCGCTGGGCGGCTTCAACCCGAACCTCCCCGGCGGCACGAAGTAAGCCATGGCGGCCTACGAGTCGTTCCTGCCGCACGTGCTGCCGTACGTGCCTGCGTGCTTCGAGCCGCAGGCCGTCACGGCCGTGCGCAACGCGTGCATCGACTTCTGTCGAGACTCGCTCGTGCTGCAGCAGGACATGACAGCGATTAACGTGGTCGCCGGCAACAACACGTACACCGTGGCCGTGCCGACAGGCTACGTGCTCTCGCAGGTGCTCTCGCTCTACTACAAGGGCGCGCGCATGGAGCGCAAGAGCCAGCTCGAACTGGAGCGCCTCTACACGCGCGACTGGCAGAGCTTGGCCGGCACCCCGAGGGTCTTCACGCAGCTCACCCCGGACACCATCACGGTGGCCCTCAACCCCTCGGAGCAGGCTGACAGCGGGCTCACCGGGCGCATCGCGATCACCCCGACCCGGACCTCGACCGACGTCAACGACCTCGTCCTGGAGCGCTACCTCGACGAGATCGCCAACGGCGCCATCGCGCGCCTGAAGCTCACACCGGACCAGCCGTACACGGACCCGGCCGGCGCGATGGCCTACCGCGCGCTGTTCATCGCCGGGACCAACCGCGCTCGCGCGTTCGTCAATGGCGGCATGAACCACGCGCCGATGCGGGTTCGCCTCCAGCGTATCTGGTGACAGCCCGAGGAGAGCCCATGATCCCGCGCGACAAGCTTCTGCATATCGGCCTGGGCTGCCTCTGGCTGCTCTGCGTGGTCGTCAGCTACTGGGTCCTGTCCCGCTTCGGAGCGGGGGCCTTCCTGGCCTTCCAGACCACTGCGTACGGCGCTCTGTACGAGGTCAACCAGTGGATCCGCAAGGAGGGGCAGCCGGACCCGTGGGACGCTGCCGCAACCGCGCTACCAGGCTGGGTCGCCTGGGGATTGTTGGAGTTGACCCTATGAGCCCACCGTACGACGGCCCGGAGCGCCGCACCGAAGCGATCACCGAAGACCGAGTGAAGCTCCTCATCCAGGCCGCCGTGCAGCAGGCGCTGACCACGCACGAGCAGCACCTGACGGCGCACATGGACAAGCAGTTCCTGCAGCTCAAGCTGACCTTTGCCGAGGCGTTCCCGAACGGTGACCCGCACGGCCATCGGGTGGCGCACGAGAAGGCCATTGCGTCGGCCAACTGGTGGGACAAGGTGAAGTCGGACGCGTTCGCCAAGACGGCCTCGATGGGCCTGTGGGCGGCGCTGGCGTTCCTGTGCGTCGCGGCCTGGGAGCACTTCAAGAGCGGTATGAAGGGGTGAGCATGGGTGAGATTCTTGGCGGTGGCCTGATCGGCTCCATCTTCGGCGGCCTGTTCCGCCTCGCGCCCGAGGTCCTCAAGTGGCTCGACAAGAAGAACGAGCGGGCCCACGAGCTCGCCATGTTCGACAAGCAGTGCGAGCTGGAGAAGGTGCGCGGCGCGCAGAAGCTCCAGGAGATCGGCGCTCAGCGCGACATGGCGGTGGATGCCGGCGTGCTCGCCGCGTTCAAGTCGGCCATCGAGCAGCAGACGGAGATGGTCAAGACCGCTGGCGGCTGGGTCGCCTCGCTGTCGGCCAGCGTGCGCCCCGTCGTGACCTACTGGATCCTGTTCGTCTGGTCGTTCATCCACGTGTGGTTCGCCTGGAACGCGTGGCTCAAGGGCATGCCCCCCGAGGTGGTCTTCAAGACCATGATGACGGCCGACTTCGCGGCGCTGCTGGGCGGCACGATCAACTACTGGTTCCTCGACCGGACGCTGCAAAGGCGTGGGCTGGCGTGACGCTGGAATTTGCCATTGCGCTGTGCAAGCACTTCGAGGGCCTGTATCTCAAGCCCTACTTGTGCCCTGCCGGCATCCCCACCATCGGCTACGGCGCCACGTACTACGAGGACGGCAAGCGGGTCTCGCTGAGTGACCCACCCATCACCCCGCAGCGCGCCGAGGAGCTGCTGCTGTGGGAGCTCAACAAGGTGTCCGCACCTGCGGTGATCCGTCTCGTGCCGGAGCTCTTCGCCTGGAGCGTGGCCAACGGCAAGTGGCGGCCGTTCTGCGCCATCGTGGACTTCACGTTCAACCTTGGCGCCGGCCGGCTGCAGACCAGCACGTTGCGGCGCAAGCTGCGTGCGCTTGACTGGGAAGGTTCCCGAGAACAGTTGCTGTTGTGGGTGCGTGGAGGAGGTAAAGTTCTGCCCGGGCTTGTTAGGCGTCGACAGGCAGAATGTTCGTTGCTGGAGTAGCAAGTGGGCGTGATCACGATCAAGGTGTTCGACGGGCTGCGGCCCGTTCAGGACGCTCAGCTTCTGAAGGACTCGGAGGCGACGATTGCGCTGAACACGCGACTGCTGTCGGGCA